GAATGGTCAGCGCGGAAGGTCTTCCCCTTGTTGAGCTGGGCGCCCACGGAAGCAACACGGCTGGCGTAAATGCTAAGAGCATCGGATCCGATCCGATGCCTGCCGACCGCGTCGTCTCCGTGAGTCAAGGATCGGCTGAACCTGCCGACCGCCCAAGCACTCACCCAAGAGAGCACAACGAAGCTGAGAGGTGTGCCCATCGGACTCCCTCTGGAAAACACGACTTCCCCGATTGGATCGGGAAAGCTCCAAGTCGTGCTTCCAACCAGTCCAAGCGACCGTCGTGCCATGAGGTGATCCGATCTACGGATCGCACCTCGACGCACGAGCGCTTCGATGACTACCTCGACCGCCGCGTGGGACAAACCGTCTGTAGCCCTGGAAAGGTCCAAGCTACGGAAGGTGTGCCCGCGACGGTAGTGGAGACCATTGGGAATCTCACGGGATTCGGAGTCGATAGACCAATGCCCAGGAGGCAACAGTCGCATCGACTCGCGGATCCAGCTTCCTTCTACAAAGGTCAAAGCGTCGGGAACACCGACAACCCTCACTTTGTATCCGGGAGCCCTGAGCGCGGCTGCCTTCATGACGAATGGTTTCCCATTCGCCCTGAGTGCCAGCAGCCCCGCACAGCGATAAGATTCCCTCATGTCTTCGCTTACACCCTGGCATGGCCGGAGGACGACACGCGCTCTATTGAGGCAGAAGGCCCCAAGAGAGTCGCCGGCAAACTGAGAGAACTCAGCTTGCGTGGCGCCACGTGCCTCCAACCCATGACCAAGGTGTTCGAGGTAGCCGTCGATCCCGCCTCGAGTGGCCGGCCACTCGAAGCAGGACGAACTGGAGGAGGGAAGCCGCCTCGGAGACCTCGGATTCCGACGTGCACGCTTGGAGAGCGACACGAAGGACCGAAGGGATTCGAGAGCGGCAGCCGATGTGGGAAACGATGTGCTCGCCATCTCTGCAGCACTCTGAAGGTGCCTGACGCACTCCCTTTCGGGAGGCTCAGGCAACGACCTAGAGAGTCGAGAGAAGGCGAAGCCGTTCTCGGGCTCGCGCACTGCCAGGCGACAGAGCGTATTGACGACATCCTTACGGATGCCGCACGGTACACTCTTGAACCTCTTGGAGTGCAGGGCGTGCCCGCGAACGTTGTGGCAAAGTGCCTTCATGCAATCGACCTGGTAGGCAACGCCCCTAGGGGCGGACCTACAGGCCCACTGATGAAGGAACCAAGCCACGCGCATCGAATCCCAGCCAGACAGGACAAGACCGCTCCAGCAGGCTGTCCAAACCTGCTGAAGTGGAGACATTTCGCCTCCGCGGTGTCGGTGGCTGCGCACTCCCTTACGGGAGGGCGCAGTCGACTGCTCCGTCGGATGGCTCTTTACAAGTGATGTGAGTCGCTTGTAGGTGTTCCTTTCGAGGG